CTTACTCGCGTGGTGGCATTACAACAGAATATGTTGAGCCTCAAACAGAAGCAGAAAAAGCAGCCGCTGCCGCTAGAAATACAACAGGCGGCAGTAGCTACTTAGATTACATTCGTTAAAGGAATTATTATGGCAGCAGCAGCAATCCCATTAGCAGGTGCAATGTCAGCAGCAGCACCAGCAATAGCAGGTAATGCTTTTCTTGCTTCACTCGCAGGTGGCGCAGCAACTGGAACTTTAATTGGCTCCGCTGCTGCTCCAATAGCTGCGGCTGCTTTGGCTCCAGCGGCTGCGGCTGCGGTAGCTCCAGCAGTTGCTTTCCAAACGGCTTCTGCTCTTGCTCCTAGTGTTGCTGCTCCAGCATCTGGTATTTTTGCAGCACCAAATTTAGCAGCATTGTCTGGAACTCCTGCATACACAGGAATGGGCATGGCTGGCGCTCCGCCTACATTTGCTCAATCCGCTATGAGTGCTGGCAGAAACATCCAAGGTTTAATGCGTGAGAATCCTGCATTAACTAGCGTTGCTAAACAAGCTGCTGGTGGAATGATGCAACCACCACCACCACCACAAGTATTGCAAGCACCACCAATTCAAAGCGGTCAATTCGCTCCAGTGGACTTTATGAGCTTACTTAGCCAAAATCCACAGCAGATGCAGCGTCGCACTTCACTGTTAGGATAATTATGGCTTACGATCCGTATAAACCATTAGGAGTAGAAGTTTATCAAAGAGGAATGGAAGGATTGCATGAAAATCCTTTAGTGTGGTCATCTGCATTGCAAAAATATGTTCCAGCTCAATCACCATTTGATAGCTTATCTCCAGCAGAACAAGCACAATATTTATTTAGTCAAACTAATCAATTTGGAAACTATTCATCAGGCGCACCAGTTTCACAAAGAATTGATGCAAGTGTTCCACCTGACGTTAATGCTGTAAATGTACAAAATATTGAACAAAATAACGCACCTAATTCTTCTGGTAATGTAAATAATCAACAATATCAACCAATAAAAATAGATAAAAGACCTGATTTAGAGCCAAGTTTATTCGCAAGGTTATTTAAACCAGATTTAGCAGCGCAATTTCCGAATCAATCAACTGCGCCTCAAAGTCAACCAAATGATCCTAGGCAGACTATGGCACAAGATAATTCACCAAGTTTTATGCAAAACATACTAGGCACAGTGCCTAGTTATTACAGTGGATTGCTTGGCGCTGAAGAAGCTAAATCACTGCAAAGCAGAGCAAATACACAAGGCTTGCTAGGCGCTGCTATTGGCTTGCTAGGCGGCATGGGTACGCGTGGCACTACTGCTGCACAAAATATCGCTGGTGCGCTTGGTGGTGGATTACAAGCCTCACAGGGTGCTATCCAGCAAGGTATAACTAACTATGGTCAGCAACAGCAACTAATGCTGCAACAAAGACAGCAAGCAGGTATTGCTGCAATGAAAATAAAGTATCCTGATCTTGCTGATGAGTTTGATACTAATCCTGCTGGCGCATTTAGAATTATCTCTGAGCGTGAGGCCGCTTCCAATAAGCCTACAGTTGTACCTCAAAACGCAACTTTGGTTGATCGTTCTGGTAATGTATTGTTTGCATCTTCTGCTGCTGATAAAGCAAAAGGAAGAATACTTACTCCTGAAGAAGTTAAGCAGTATGATTTACCTACTACGGGGAAATATCAGTTTAATGCAAATGGAGAAATTAGTTTAATTTCAGGTACTGGCCCAGGTAAAGATGGGAAAGTAGCTACAAGTATTGAGGAGTTTCAATTTGCACAACAGCAAGGATACAAGGGAACGTATGAAGATTTCTTAAAAAGCAAAACTCCTAGTACAAGCACAAATGTAAATGTTAATGCTAACAAAGCATTTGGTACTGAGTTTGGTAAGGGTGTTGCTGAATCTGTAAACAATACATATTCTGCGGCTCAAGGCGCTCAATCAACTCTTGGTGCAATTCAAAGTATTCGCCCATTAATCCAGGCTGGTGTATATGCTGGCCCATTGAGTAGTGTTCCTAGAGTAGTAGATCAATTAGCTACAAGTCTTGGTGTAACTGGTAAAGATAATAGCGAAAAACTTAAAAATACCGCTGTTGCTATGCAAGGTCTTGCAAGTCTTGAATTGTCTGCTGCACAAGCTATGAAGGGTCAGGGCGCAATTACTGAAAATGAGCGTAGTTTAATTAAGCGTGCTGCTGGCGGTGATTTGCAGACATTTACACAGCCTGAAGTATTGTCGTTGCTTAATGCTCTTGAGAAAACATCACAATTCAAGATTAAAGCGCATGAGAAAAACTTAGGCAGATTGCGTAATCGTCCTGATACTGCTGAACTTGCTGATTTTTACTCATTAGAGCAACAGGCTCCTCCTGCTCCAGCTGCTGTAAGGAAATTTAATCCTGCGACGGGGAGACTTGAATAATGGCAAAAGTCATTGATGTCCCAGGCCAAGGATTAGTTGAGTTCCCTGATTCAATGTCAGATGAGCAGATTGTTGCGGCTATTCAAAAAGTATCTACGCCACAGCAAACTAGCCTAATGCAAGACTTCACTCGTGGAGCTGCTCTAGCTATTAGAGGCGCAGCGCCTGTTGCTGCTGGTGCTGGCGCTGGATTCTTAGCTGGTGGCCCTATAGGTTCGGTTGCTGGTGGACTTGCATTGCCATTAGCTGAAATGGCTACACAAGGCGCAAATATAGTTTTACCTAAAAATATGCAAATACCATCACCGTCTGGTGCGGTTGAAGGACTGCTTACAAAATTAGGTTTTCCTGTTGCACAAAATACTAGTGAGCGAGCAATTCAAGCTGCTGGTGGTGCATTAACTGGCACTGCTGGTCAATTGGCTGCATTGCCAAGCGTCGCTAAGACTGCCACTACCGAACTTGGTAGAAATATTGCTGGAACATTAGCGCAACAGCCTGTACGTCAATTAGCTGCTGCTGCTCCTGCGGCTATGGCTGCTCAAGCTACTGGTGAGTCTTTTGGCCCTGTTGCGGGTCAACTTGCTGGTATGGCTGTAGGCGCTCCATTTGGTGTCGGTGTAAAGGTTCCTGGCGGTGTATCGAGAGAGCAACTAGCAGTTCAATCTAATGCCGCATTTAGACGCGCCGAACAATCTGGCATTGCTCTAAATCCATTTAGGTTTAACAAGCAAATGGGCGATATATCTGTTGATCTTCGTAATGAAGGTTACACGCCTACCGCTTATCCTAAAGTTGAATCGGCTATCAGAGAATTGACACTTAATCCTAGACCAAAGGATTTTGTGGAGTTACAGGCTTTACGTAAGATCATTACAAATGCACAGGCTAGTATTGATCCTGCTGAAAAGCGCATTGCCACTATCTTAAAAGACAAGTTTGATGATTATGTATTAAATGCGCCTGATAAAGATGTTATGTCTGGTGACGCTAAAAGTGGCGCTGAAGCATGGAAACAAGCACGAGGTGAATACTCAAAGCTAATGAAGGGCGAAGTATTTGAAAAGATGCTTGAGAACGCTCAATTAGATGTGAGTAAGTTTACGGCATCTGGTGCTGAGAATTCACTTGCACAGCAATTACGCCAGTTAGCTAAAAACGATAAGAAGATGCGCTTGTTTACTGCTGGTGAAAGAGATGCAATTAAGGCTGCTGCTAAAGGTGGCAATACTCAAAACCTTCTTAAATTCTTTGGTAGATTTGCACCTACTGGCCCTGTTAGTGGTGCTTTTTCTGGTGGCGCAGCAATGTACGAGCCTACTATCGGTCTGCCAATAGCTGCTGGTGCTACTTTATCAAGAATAGCAGCGACTAAAATGAGACAAGGAAGTGTTGAGGATTTAGCTAACATGATGCGCTCCGGTGTAATGACTAAGCCACCAGCCTCACCATATCCTGCTATTACCGCAACTCGTGGTTTGCTTTCTCCACAGATTAGCTCTGAAGAACTCCAACAAATTTATGGTGGTCAATAATGGCAAAGACAAAGATTAGTGAATTCAATACCGATCCAGCGCTAAATACTGACATTGACAGTATTAACATCGCGGAAGGTTGCGCTCCTAGTGGCATTAATAACGCTATCCGTGAGCTTATGTCGCAGCTCAAGAACCAGCAGTCAGGTACAGATGGCGATAGCTTTACTGTTGGCGGTAATCTTACTGTTTTGGCTCAAGGTGATGTCAGACTATCGGATGCTGACTCATCTAACTATGTTGCATTGCAAGCACCTACTACGTTAGCTGCAAACTATACGATGACGCTGCCTACAACCATAGGCACAGCAGGTCAGTTACTTACTACTGATGGATCAGGTAATCTTGGTTACACAGAGGCTTCTGTAACTGGTGCTGCAACTGTATTCTCATCTAATGGCACATGGACTAAGAAAGCCACAGATGTATTTGTAACGGTTGAATTATGGGCTGGCGGTGGTGGTGGTGGTAGCGGTAGAAAAGGCGATACTAACGGAGATGGTGGTGCTGGCGGTGGTGGTGGCGCTTACGTTACTAAAACTTTTCTTGCATCTGATTTATTGTCAACAGTATCTGTAACTATTGGAACAGGTGGTGCTGGTGGTGCTGCACAAACAACAGCAAATACATCAGGAAATGCTGGTAGTGCTGGAGTTAATTCTACTTTTGGCTCTTACTTAACTTCATATGGTGGTGGTGGTGGTAGTGGTGGAGTTGATGGTGCTGGTGCTACTACAACAGCAGGTGCTGGTGGCGGAGGGGCTTTAAGTGCAGGATCGTCTAGCACTGCCGGAGAACCAACATCTGGAGTTGGTGGTAGCGGTCAATTTGGTGGTGGTCTTGCTGGCTCAGTTTCAGCATATGGCGGTGGTGGTGGTGGTACTGGTGGTTATACCGGCGGCGGTGCAGGTGGTGCATCTTTCCAAGGTGGCCCAGGCGGTGGTGGCGGTGGTGGTGGTTCATCAAATGCTGGTGGTGCTGGTGGAACTGTACCAGGCGCAGGTGGTAGTGGTGGCGCAGGTGGTACAAGTGGTGGCGGCGCTGGTGGGGCAGGTGTAGGTAGAAATGCTGGCGGTGGTGGTGGCTCTAATAGCACTGGCAATGGCGGCGCTGGTGGGGCAGGTGGTACATTTGGTGCTGGTGGTGGCGGTGGTGGTGGTAATGGTAGCGCAAGTGGAAATAGCGGTGCTGGTGGCGCTGGTGGCGCTGGTTATTGTCGCGTTTATAGCTGGTAATTACTATGTCAGACATCAATCCACAGGAATTCGGCGCATTGCAAGCAGATGTTAAGACATTAACTGCTGAGATACATTTACTCCGCAAAGAGATGGCTGATGTCACTGCTATGCTTAACCAAGGTAAGGGTGGTCTATACACAATCATCTTTGCTGCTGGCGCACTAGGTTCGATCATTACTATGAGCGTTAAAAAACTATTCGGAGATTAAAATCGACCCGCTAACTATCGGCGCAGCAGTTGCCATTGCTAAAACTGCTGTTGCCGGAGTTAAAGAGCTAATCTCTTTAGGTCACGAAATCCAAGACTGCTATCACGACATAGCTACCTTTTTCGATAAGCAAACAGAAGTAGAGCTTGCTGTCATCGAGCAAAAGAAACAGAAGCTAGAGGCCGTTAAAAGCGGTTCTCCGCAGCGTAGTGCTACCGCAGAGGCGTTAGAAGCTACCTTTGCACATAGAGAGATGATCCGGCTAGAAAAAGAGCTTAAAGAGGCTCTAATCTACGGTAGCCAGGAATCAGGTCTATACGACGAGATGTGTCATCGTCGAGATGCAATTATCCTAGAACGTAAACAAGAGATCGAAGATGCTGAACGCGAGGAGCGTATGCGTCTAGCTGAAATACGTCGCAAGAAAGAGCAAAAAATACAGAATATTCAGGAATGGTTAGCTGTAGTGCTAGGCGTTTCTATTAGTAGTTTCGTAATGTATGCAATATGGTGGATGTTTAAAAACGGGGGTAAAGACTAATGATGACATTAATTACTACGCTAATCTCTTTCTTATCTGGTGGCTTACCTAAGTTACTGGACTTCTTTCAAGACAAGCAAGATAAGAAGCATGAGTTAGCACTTGCTCAATTACAGATGGCGCAGCAGCTAGAAATGGCTAATAAGGGCTTTGAGGCTCAAGCGCACATTGAAGATATTAAGACTGAGCAGATCGGCATCCAGACGCAAGCAGATGAGCGCATAGCGTTGTATTCTCACGACATCGAGATTGGTAAAGGTGCTAGTCAGTGGGTTGTTAATGCTCGGGCTATGGTACGTCCTACGATTACTTACGGTCTATTTTTATTGCTAGTTGCTATTGACATTGCTGGTGTTTGGTATGCCTGGACGCAAGATGCTCCATTCAAAGAGATGATGGCGCTGGTTTGGGATGACGATACGCAAACAATTTGGGCTTCTGTTATAAGTTTCTGGTTTGGCACACAGGCATTTAGCAAGAAATGAAAGTAAGCGACAAGGCACTTAAAACCATAATCCACCATGAGGGTGTTAGATATAAGCCATATCTTTGCCCTGCTGGTTTATGGACTGTTGGCGTTGGTCATGTTTTGTATCCCAAACAGGGACTATTGCCAGTGGCAGATAGAGGCTCTATAGGGCTGCGTGTTGAGGACTTTAGACAATTTACGAAGGATGAGGTAGATGCGATTCTTAAAGCAGACTTGCAGCGTTTTGAGCGAGGTGTACTACGTTATTGCCCTAATTCTCTTACTCAAGGGCAATTCGATTCTTTGGTCAGTTTTAGTTTTAATGTCGGTTTAGGTACTTTACAGCGGAGTACGTTGCGCCAAAAACACAACCGTGGTGACTTTGATGGTGCTGCTGCTGAGTTTCTGAAATACACAAAAGGTGGCGGTAAGGTTCTAAAAGGGTTGGTAAACAGACGCAAAGACGAAATGAAAATCTACTTATCTTAGGAGTTATCATGAAACAAATTATTGTAGGTCTTTTGTTAGTTATATCAGTTTCGGTATATTCGGCAACACAAGACGCAGACGGTAATTTGCTTCTATCTCAAGAAGAAGTCTATAGAACCATTGAGCAATTTAATCAGCTTGAAATACGCATTGACTACGCTAATAGTAAAATCAAAGAGTTACAAGATAAACTTGAGAAACTAGAGAAAGTAAAGTGCGTATAATGGTTACTAAAAAGATACCTGCTGATTGTATGCCGATGTGCCAATCATGCGCTTTCTTTGATCGTGAGAAGAACGATGAAGTTGGGCTTTGCAGACGCTATCCTCCATCTATGTTCTTTCTTGGCGACGATGATTTCGAGAGTTTATTCCCGATTACTGGGATTAACGAATGGTGCGGTGAATTTAAAAGGCAGGTGTCATAATGACTCACCCAGTAACAGATGAGGAGTTCATAGCGGCATGGAACTCATGCGGCTCAGTTACTAAAGTAGCTGAGATTCTAGGCATTAACCACAGATTTGTTAATCGCAAGCGTAGAAACATCGAAAAGCGGCAAGGTGTCCAGTTGCTTGCTACTGCTAAAAACAGCCCTGATTTCAATGTAACTTTGCCAGCTAACGGCGTTAGAGTTAATGTTGGATTGGAATCAGGCGTTGTTATCGTTGGCTCAGATGCTCATTATTGGCCTGGCATCATCTCCACAGCTCACAGGGCCTTTGTAGTGGCTGTTAAAGAGCTAAACCCTAAGATGGTCATCATGAACGGTGATGCGTTTGACGGGGCTAATATCTCTCGTCATCCACGAACAGGTTGGGAAGCCAGACCAAGCGTTAAACAAGAGCTAGAGGCTTGCAGAGATCGTATCTGTGAGATCGAGGACGCTGCTGGCAATGCCAAGCTACACTGGACTTGGGGTAATCACGACATCCGTTGGAATAGCAGACTGTCCTCACAGGCTCCTGAGTTTGAGGGCATCCACGGCATGAATTTGACAGATCACTTCCCACGTTGGAAGTTTTCTACTTCGGTGATGGTAAATGACCACACTCAAATCAAGCATCGCAACTATAACGGAATCCATGCTGCTTATAACGCTGTTCTCCGGTCTGGTGTATCTACGGTCAACGGTCATCTACACTCTCTCAAAGTAACGCCTTGGACTGATCTGACAGGTACTCGCTACGGTGTTGATACAGGCTCTTTAGCCGATGTATGGGGCGCTCAATTTGAATATACAGAGGACGGTACTAGAAACCACAGAAGCGGCTTTGTGGTGCTGACATTCTACGAAGGCAAGTTACTGCCTCCGGAGATGTTAGAAGTCATTGATGAGGATAAAGGTCTTGTGTGTTTTCGAGGGCAGGTGATCGCGGTTTAATCCAGCTCGATGTCCAATCAGCCTTAACTGGTTGGAGTTTAGCCCTGCGTTTAGCTAAGAATAGGTCTTTCTTGTCTATATCCTGGTTAAGTCTATTACGTGCTATTTGCGCTCTTTCTTTTGATGACAATGGCGCAGGTCTAGCTGCATCGCTGTAGTTGCCTATACAAAAAATAGGCACATAGACTTCTTTTATCTCTTTCTGCTCTTTTATCCAGCTATCAATGTAGACGAGCTTGATCTTGCGTAAATGCTTGATATAGCCTTTCATCCACTTATTAGAGATAAAGAACTGCTTTTCTATCTCCGTGTATGTTGATGGTGTCTCAAGGATTTTGAGCAACTTAGCCATTCTTACTTCTGATGGCTTTGTGTTGTATTTCATTTCACTCATCTTTGACGAATACTCCATTGAAATTTAAGAATCCTTTACGGTCTTTAATTTCTGCATAGGCATCTTGCAAGCAGTCAACAATAGATATGTCTTTGATGGCGCAGTAGATTATTAGCGTTATCAGTACATCTCCGACACCATCTCTGATTGCTAATATATCGTCTTTAATCTCAGCGTCGCATAGCTCACCTAGCTCACTCACAGTTTTCATGAGTTGAGTGCTGGCTTCAGCATTGGGAATGATTCCGCGAGCTTCTGCCCATCGGATAACGTCAAGCTCTAGTGATGTCCACATTATTTGCATATCCTTTTCTTTGCGTCTTTAAAGTTAGACTCGAACATCCAGCCTACACATTGCTTGTCAATGTCTGGCGATGTGACTGACGCTACTCCTTCAGTAAATCCACGGTGATATTCGTGTTGCAGTCTGTTCATGACACCTAATCCAATGCCAGGTATAGACGCTACAACTACGATTAAGATCATTCCCCAGCGCATAGCTGTCTGATCTTTTTGACATCAATACCAAAAGTCTCATGCACTCGCAGGATGATCTCTGCTGACGGGACTATCTTCTTATTGCGAATCTTTGACAGGGTAGAGATACCGATACCCATATGTAGGGCAATAGCTCGATCATTCTTGAAACCGTGATTTTTAATCAAATAGTCTAACAATTCCATTTTTATCCTTTGAAGGGAGGAATATTCTCAATTATTTTGGAATATTCCACTTAAATATTTAGTGCAGGGTCACCAATTCGATGAAACTGAAGGAGAACTTGGCCCCTGCTGCCGGTGTTACCCGCCACTACCGGCTAGGCGTGCAAACTCTAAAAAGGGATAGAATCTAAACTATCATCCGTAAACTTTTCCTGTTTTACTGCTGGCTTTGTTTCCTTCAACTTAAATGAGCAGCTCATAAACTTGCCGGATTTGCCTTCTTTTAGCCAAGCTGATACATAGACTGCGTTACCGTTTAAGTCTTTGCCATCGCCTGAGTAATCAGGATGATTGTCTGATTGCTTTTGTTGATTCTTGAAAAGTGAGAAACTACCTGGTTTTGGATCGTATGCCATGATTTACCTTTATTTTGAAATAAACTCTGTTATTGAACTGCGTTGCTTTGAGGTAAATAAAGACCAAAAAGCTACTTTGTCATCTGCATCTAAACCTAACTCTACAATCCAATCTACTGCGCCTGCTAAGTCATCTTTTGCAAGCATTGAAAGGGCTGGCATTGCCGCATTTCGTAATATTTCTTGCTCTTCAAGTGGTAACGCATCAAATACATCAGCAGCAACTGATTTCGCTGATTTAGGTTTAGCAGGTCTAGCCTCTGTAGGCTCGCTAGAATCGATTGCATCGTGTTCTACTATCTCAAGTGCTGTGACGTATAAGTAACGGCGGCTATAGGTCTCTACAGCCCCTAGATTCTGGATAGGGTGGCAACCTTTAAGCTGCGCTTCTGCCATTGGGCTAGTAAACGTCACGCAACCACCATTCTCAGTATCAATGATGCGTAAGGTAGCCAGCTCAGTGCCAAACGACACGACAGGGCATAGCTTTAACTCAAAGAAAATTGACTGTATTGCTGGCAAGAAGTCGCCAAGCTCAAAGTATTTATATCCTGCAAACTTGTTGTGGCCTGACTTCTTTAGCTCTGTGTGCTGCAATTTAATACGGGCTTTTTGCAGTTTTTCGTAGACTAGCCATTGTTGCTGTTCTTCTTGTTCCTGTTGCTGGCGCATGATTATTTACCTTTATTTGAATTTTTTAACGATGACATTATTGAATGTCCGAACTTCCGATAGAGTTTGAATTTCCTTTGCTTTTGCTTGCTCCTTTCTAATACGGTTAAAAGTTTTCTCAAGATCAGTTTTACCTGCTGGCACATACTTGAACCTTGCGTCTAAGATTGATTTAAAGTCATCCATTTATTTTCCTACGTCAACCATGAAGCCAAAATATATCCTGAAAACAATATGATAGCAATGACTTTAGGGTGTCTTGCAAGCCAATCATCGGTAGCTAAAAGTTTCATTGGTTTTCTTCTTTCATCTTCATAAAGTTAGCAGTTGTATAAGGTACGCCGATTGTGGTTGCTTTACGCTGGACATCCCACAAGTGATTGATGAATTGTCCTAGATGATTAAACTCAGTGCCTAGCTCCTCATTGATCTGATCCAGAGCTATCTTTATTCCTGCCTCAATTCCTTCAGAGTAAGTCACTTTTCATTCCTCCAAAAAACCATTTATCGAATTTTGCGTTATTGAATGATTCGCTTGCTGCTTTTGCTTCTAACCAGATCGTGTCTGCCTCATCCTCTTGGTACGCTGCCAGGCAAACTAGCAGGTCATCTAATTCTGTAAGCATTTCATTACCTCCACTGATTTAATTTTCCAATTTTCATTAACTCGCAAATTTGCATCTTTCATTGATTTGTAAAATGAAATAACGCGAAATTCTTTATTAGTA